GAATTCCTTGAGGTAGGCCAGTGGTTGTACAACAAGTTCGACAAGATTAGTGGAGTATCGTTCCTCCCTTATTCCGAACATACGTACCAACAGGCTCCTTACGAACCCATAGACTTAGAGACCTATAAGAAGCTTAAGGAGGAATTCCCAGAGACGATTGATTGGAACATCTCTGAGAACTCCGACATGACAGAAGGGTCACAGCAGTTAGCTTGTACGGGTAATAACTGCGAGTTGTAAACTACAGGGGCTTCGGCCCCTTTTCTTCTTCTTGTTCCTCATATTGTTTTTCAATGCTTTGTGCTGCAGTTTCTAAAGCAACAAGGATAGTCCTTCGGTCTTTTACAAGCTGCTTACGTGTTTCAGAATCTGTAGCTACTTTTAAACCTTTTGCTAAACCAGCGTCTATTTCGTTTTTTACATCCCGCAAAGCATAAGACACTCGCGCTCGACCCCTGGCCGGTAGGTTTTTTTTCATAGCATTCTTTATCATGTAAAAAGGAGAAACAGCAACACCAAAAAGAACACCAAGAGGTCCACTATGATTTAGACTACCCGCTGTTCCTCCTATAAGTTTATCTATACGTGTGTTTTGAATATACCTTTTTACGGCGTTGTCAGTTTCTGTAGCTGCTTTTTTACCGACTGTTTCCATGACACTAAGCAGTGCTGATTTCTGTGAATTTAAAGTAGCGTATTCTGGAACCACCTCAGAAATTGTTTCGTTAACTGCTCTTCGTACCGCAATAGCAGCAGAGTTTGAAGCACTCAGTGTTGATCCAGTTAAATCAACCCCAGTTTTTTCTGCAAAATCGTCAAAAAGTCTTCTGGCCTCAATTGCTCCTTGAACTGTGTTCCCTTTCTCCCTAAGAAAAGCTTGGTATTGGTTTATCATTTTTTTAAACTCAGCCCTTCCTGCTTTAGAAGAAAACAATTTAGGATACCGCTTCATGGTTTCAACCATAGTCCCTTTGAGGTTATTATTAAGAGAATCAAAAGAAAGCGTAGGTACTCCTTGACCGGAAGCTCCCCGTAAAGACTTTTCTAGTTGGTCGTCGAGCTTATCAAGCCGCTTTTGTATTAGGTTATAATTTTGTTGTAGTGTTTTATTTCCGTTGATCCCGGCAGCCTTAAGAATATCAATAATTCTTAACTGATCTTCTGTAGCTAATTGTTTTTGACTACGTAATATACCTTGTGGGTCGGTAGTAGATTTTACTTGTTGTGTTGTCTTTACTCCCGAAGGCTGTTCAAAAGCTATCTTGTAAACGTCTGCGTCTATCCCTGCCAAAGGCTCTTCTACTTTTCTTAAACCTATCTTTGAAACTTTAAACGGCTCTAGGTATCTGTCCACAACATTAAAAACTCTAGAAGGTGCTCCACCAAGATCAACTAAAGATGTTATGGCTGCTATTTCATTCGGGTAAAGAGTAGAAAATCTTTCCCAGCCTTCCATTCCTTCAGACATGGCTGACAAAGCTTTTTGTCCTCCTTCTGTCTGAAAAAACTGCATAAGCCCTTGCTTTACGTCGTCTTGTAAAGAATCAGAAAGAACAAGGTCTACACCTTTCCCCGCCCCTACCATCAAAGCATTGGCCGCCATGTCAAAGCCTAAAGACAAAGGACCAGAAGCAGACTGTATTAAAACAGAAGGCACGTCAGTTCCTTTTGAAGGGTCAACAATGGACATGTCCGCAGGAGCAGCCATCATTTGAACTTCTTCAACAATACGTTGACCAATATCTCTGTACTTTTGAGCAGACCTTTCTAAAGGCCCTCCAATAATACTCTGATAAGCGGAAGGATCTTGAGAGTCTTCCTGCTCTTGACTTATTAAATTTAAATTGTCTTGAGATACCCTTAAAGTTTCACGACGGGCGTCTTGATTTGTTGCAGGGCTAGGAGAAGTTGGAGGAACAACACCTAAAAGCTGTTGCTGCTCTCTTAGCTTTTCTCTTCTTTCTTGTGGAGTCATCAGTAAGTACCTTATTCAAACTTGTTTGTTTCTCTGTTGAACACCCTTTCAGGACCATCAGGGCCTTCAGGGTAGTAATACAGAGTACCTCCTTCTTTTACATAACCTGATTTTAAATACTGTTGTTGTTCTCTTGTTAGAGTGGTGGGGTCGGCGTCAGCCGGAGGAAAATTAACAACGTCTATTATGTTTTCCCCCGAAGCTAATTTTTGAATACGCTCGTAGTTAGCTATCATTTTGTCAAGAGAATCTAACTGGTCTTCAGTAGATAATCCTGTTGTTAATCCAATAAGATTAGACATTAAGGTTTTAAATTCAATTTGAGTAATTTGACCTAATCCTGTTCCTTTAGAGCCGTATTCCTCAGAAGTTTTTTTCATTTCCTCAATAGCTCTACGGGCTTCGGCACCTCTTATTTGTTGATAGTACTTATTTTCAAGGGTGTAAGCGTCTGTTCCGGGAACCGCCGAAAGAACTCCTCCAAAGAAACCACTAGGGTCTCCCATAGGTGTAGAAGCATCTTTTGATTTACTTGTGATAAATCTTTTGGCTTCTTCTAATACAAGCATTTGTTGCACTGCCGTAGTGGCAACTGCTTCTCTAGCACCCTTAGTTTTTTCAAGATCTTCTGGAGGTTTTGTTCTGTTTGTTTCTACTCCGTTAGTAAACGTAACTAAGTCATCACCTTGAAGCCTGACTTCTATTTTAGGAGGCGTGGGCTTTTCTGGTTTGGTTGGGGCAGTAGATAACAAAACACCATCAGCTGAGTACCTTTGTGCTCCCGGAGATAAAGTGTAGCCTTCTCTTTCTTCTGCTTGAGTATACTCCATAAGTTGCTCAAGAGTCATCTCCCGAACCCTACCAACCGCAGTAGTTGGGTCGTCTTCCCTAGCGGCCTTTTGAAAAGCAGCACCTCGCAAACGTGCACGAGCTTCTTCCTGCTCTCGCTCCTTTGCAGTGGTTTTTTGTTTTTGTTCTATTTGACCACGCAAAGTACGTGCCGCTGTAGCGTACTTAACAGCATTAGCTGTGTCACCTTGGCCTTGGTAATAGTCAGCTAGACCACCAAGGCCCTCAACAGTGTTAGGATCAAAAGCAGATAACTGCCTCTTTTTTTCTTTTTCTTGTTCTATAGCAACGGCTGTCGTAGGAGCTTGTCCAATGCGTTGCCCAACTTGAAAAAGATTTTGGGCGTATCCCGGTCTCATCATAGACTGTAGAAACCCTTGTGAATAAGTAGCCATTATCCTTCTCCCTTAAAAATATTGCCTAGTGCTTCATACAAAGGATTACTTTCGGAAGGCGCTAATACACCTCCTAATAATCCCGTACCAAGTTGACCAAACAACTCTGCTTGTCCAAGACCTGAACCAAGCAACGCCTGTAGTCCACCCATTTCTGCTTGGCCGTACAAACCAGCGCCTTGTAGCTGACCGCGTTGAGCCAGTTCTGCTCCCGGCATAGCTGCTTGTAGTACGTTAAGAGCTTGTGCCTGTGGCAAGTAAGCCGTACCAAGAGCACCTGTGCCAAGCTGTTGTTGCAACTGTTGTAAACCAAGACCACCGCTTAACAAACCTTGACCTGCGGTTAACGCCTGCAGTCCCTGCTGTTGTCTTGCCGCATCTAAAGCTTGCTGTTGTCCTGCTAAAGTTGCGCCTAAACCAGCAAACTGAGAACCAAGTCCTGCTTGTTGAGCCTGAAGACCTCCTGCAGTCTGTGCCAATTGAGCAGCCTGACCAGCAGCAGTAGTAGCTCTTCCAAGACCTTCTGACTGTAACCTTGATTGTACTTGCTCTGCGGACAGTCCAAGCTGTGCAAGTTGTGTAGCCCGTTGCTGTGCTTGGGATTGCAAAGCAGACTGCGCTTGTTGCGCCTGTAAACCTGCGCCAGCCATCTGCATTTGACGTCCAAAGCCTTCGGACTCAAGCTGTGCTTGAACACGCTCTGCAGAAAGACCAAGTTGTGATAACTGAGAAGCTCTTTGTTGTGCTTGAGATTGTAGTTGACTTGACAAACCAGCTTGCTGCGTAAACATACCACCAAGGGCTTGAGCTTCGCCCAAAGCTCTCTGACGTTCCGTACCTGCTTGTTGTATAGCAGATAAAGATGCTCTATTACGTGCTTCTTCTTGGGCTGTAGCCATAGCCAACTGCTCTGGTGTAGCACCACCATAAGCTGCTGAACGTGTACCAAGGCGTCCTTGTGCGGCTAATCGTTGTTCTAAAGCTAAACGCTGACGTTCTTCTTCAGGACGTTGAGTAGCACGTATGCGCTCAAATACTTCTGCTTCTCGTGCGCCTGTAGGTTGCATTACTTGTTGTGCCGCTTGACCTGCTAGACCGCCGTACTGTTGTCGTAAGGCTTCTACGTCTGTGGGGGCCGTAGTAGCAAGCCCTTCCATACCTAAACCCAAACCTCTTGAAGCTAAATCACCGGCACCGGTACGAACACCGGGGTCTTGTATACCTGAGTAAGTTTGAGTTACGTCAGGAGCACCACCAGACAACCCTGCGCCGCCTAAGCCTAACGCTTGCTGACCCAAAGCACCTATGCCAGCACTAGGCTGTTGACCCATAAGTCCACCAACTTGTCCTGCAAACTGCCCACGCAACAAGTTAATGTCTGCGGGTTGCATTCCAGCAGCACCCATGAACTGACCACCAAGGCCAAAGGCTTGCTGTGCAGCAGCTTGGGTAGGAGCCATGCCAAACGTAGGCTGACCCATTAGTTGCTGTCCTGCACCTAGAGCACCAAGGCCAGCCTGAGTTAACTGAGGTTGTCCTGCTACAGGTTGTCCAAACATCTGACCTGCTTGGCCCATAAGTTGTTGACTAATGGCTTGTTCTTGTGGAGACAAGGCTACACCAAGGCCTCCTTCAGGAGTTGCTGTGAGCGCACCGCCAGTACCTGTTGTTACAGTAAAAGGTCTAAACTGTGTTTGCTCTAGTTGTTGCTGGGCTAAAGCACTTCCTCCTTCACGGGCTTGTTCACCTATTTGACCAAGGCGTTGATAAGCCTCTCCGGTAAGAAGACCACCAGCAGCAGCAACACCGCCTAGACCCAATAATTGCGCTAAGTCACTCATTAGTAAGTACCTCCATCAATTGTTCCTGTTGACAGCGTACCGTTAAACGTCAATGCAGGTATTGTTACTGTGCCTGTAAAGGTTGGTGAAGCAATGTCTGCTTTAGTAGCAACGGCTGTTGATATAGAATCAAATTCTGTTTCAAACTCTGCGCCTTTAATGATTTTACCGCTGTCACCGGAAGGTAGACTGTCTTTAGCGGCAAAGTCAGTAGTCTTTGTATAGTTACTCATAGTACTTTACCCATTAGTGCTAACACGTTGATCTCTTGGAGAGACAAACCAGAACCGTCTATGTCTGCTTCCAACCCAATAGTTATAATTCCACCACCGCCTGTAGCGTTGATGCCTCTTCGTGACGTAAGGTCGCCACCTGTAAATTCTACCGTAGTGTTATATTCACTCTCGTTGAAATAACCAGCTACTTGACTACCCACTGTAAACTCTGCTGTCTGAAAAAATGTACCAAAGTCATAAGACCATTTAAGGAACACGACGGAACTATTAGCTCCGACAATTGTAGGTCTAAGTTTTTTAAGTATCTTAAGACGCGAAGGGTCTCCAAAAGTAAGGCCGGGGCTGTAGTATTTAAAACGATAGGGTTCTCCGTTATCGTCGTAACCAGAGTACGTGCTGATTCCGTTGCCGTTTCCAATGAGTACTGTACCGTCTTCTTTTCTGCCGTAAGACGTAAAACCAGTTCCGGGCCAACGCGTAACACGGTAAGACCCATTTTCTAAAGTTCCACGAACGTCGAAACAAAACGTAGAGTTTTGCGCTGTAAAAGTTATTAAGTAAAAACCTTCCTCTGGACTATACAAGGTTCTATAAAATTCTGTTTCGTTTTGTAGTAAACCAATTATATCTTTAGTTACGTTATTGGACAAACTACCAAGAGGCATTGACTTTTCTTGTATTGTTCTACCAAAGCTCTTCAGGCCTGTGTGAGACAAAAATAATACATCAGTGCCGGTGTACTGTACAGTATCACGGTCAACACAACCAACTCCTGCTACAGTGTCTGCTAAAGCCATTGTTGCAGGAGCTTCAGCCCCAGAGTAAGCAACAATACTGTGTTTACCAAATATAATTAATAAACCATTATGTGCTGCTAGTGCTACAATCTCGTCATGACCGTCAGGCCATACCTTAGATATGTCAATAGAACCACTAGTACCGCCAGACCAGTCGTGGCCTATTAAAAGATCAGACCAATAGATGGTAGACTTGTTAGCACCAAAGTCAGCCGTCCAGAGCCTTCCATAGGCCGCTAGGACTTCGTTACCGTACATAGCACTAGTAACACCAGCCGCACCAGAAACGCTACTGAGCGTGACTACAGAGCCTCCTGCGTTGTCATAGACTAAAGGCTGAAGGCTACGCTGAAAGAAATAGATCTTGTCGTTGAAATTAACCATCTTCCAGTTGTCAGCGTTTATTGTGTAGCTACCGGGAGTTTCGTCAGCTAGTGTTGTCGTGCCGCTAAGAATCTTATTGTTACCCACAGAAAAAATCTTGGAGTTACCGGCATCATCCTGAAACTCTTTGATTGCTCTAATCTTTGCAGAGCCAAGTTCTGTTTTGTTCGTGGTAATTACGGTGTGACCTTTACGAGACGCAATACGTCCACGCTTGTCAATAACTGCGTTATCTGCAACATCAGCAAACGAAGGGTCTTGTGCTAACGGAGAATCTTCCGTGTTAACCCCTTTAAAGGCCGGTGCAACAAGATTAATACTTTGTAACTGTTGAGCCATAACTACCTCACGGAGTATAGAAGATTACTTCTTCTGGATGCTTTTGAGCGTCTAGTGCAATAGCGTCAGACAAATAACGATCAGCAATAGCAAAGTATTCAGGAGCAGAAGTACCGCCTGTTTCTCCACGTTCACGGGCTAACAACGCAATAGCCAAATGAATTACAGGCATTGAAGGAACAGTTAATTGATCATCATTAGCAGACAAATCAGCCCCACGCTTTACACAGTTAAACCGTATTGTGTACGCTTTGTCAGGAATTGGATAGATATCAATCTGAGTATCACCACTACTATCAATTCCGTTGTACGTGTAGTAAGTAGGAGCGCTTTTGCGAGCATCAGAAATCAAGTAAGCTTCGTCAAAGAATGTTGCTGTTTGGTACTCCATAAACAAGTTAGCAGTGTCGTTGATTACATTTAAAGCTTTGATTCTGTTTTGACTACCAGTAAGCACGTAGTTAAAAACGTCAGCAGTAGTTGTAATAGTCAGTGTAGTACGTAACGCTGACCAGTCCCAAGAATCTTCTACTGTTCTTTTTGCATCGTTAACAAAGTCACCTACCATTTTACTATAGGTGCTTGAAGCAACGGAAGTTACTTCCTCTTCTCGCATCCTTCGCAGGACATTGTTTACTATGTTTAAATATGTCATATTACTTTAATCCAAATAGGCTGCGTTGAATAAGAGCGTCTAATTCCGCTACATAGTCCTTTTTAGGTACAACAACTTGTCTATATTGAGGTGTTTGGTACGGAATAGCAAATTGCCCAACACCGTCTAATTGAGGTGCTGAAGGTGCCATCATTCCGCCACCTAGTCCCTCTAAACCACCTCCATCTCCGTCTCCGTCACCATCTCCAGTACCGTCTCCACTACCTGCTCCATCGCCAGCCCCTGTTCCTTCTCCAGTTCCTTCTGTGCCAGTCTCGTCAACACCTGTTTCTGGTTCTTGTGCGGGTTGTTCTGCTCCTGTTTCTTCCGGAGTAACTTCGGCTTCCGGAGCAGGTTCTGCAGGAGTCTCTACTGGAGTCTCTACTGGAGTTTCTACTGGAGTCTCTACTGGAGTTTCTACTGGAGTTTCTACTGGAGTCTCTACTGGAGTTTCTACTGGAGTTTCTACTGGAGTTTCTACTGGAGTATCTACTGGAGTTTCTACTGGAGTCTCTACTGGAGTCTCTACTGGTGTTTCTACTGGTGTTTCTACTGGTGTTTCTACTGGTGTTTCTACTGGTGTTTCTACTGGTGTTTCTACTGGTGTTTCTACTGGAGTCTCTACTGGAGTCTCTACTGGAGTTTCTACTGGAGTTTCTACTGGAGTCTCTACTGGTGTTTCTACTGGTGTTTCTACTGGAGGTTCTACTCTTATGTCAGGAAGATCTGGAAGTTCAAAAGTAGGGGTTTCTGTTTCTTCTCTTGTTTGAGCATCTTCTGCTACGTCTTCTGCGCCTAACTCAGGACCAGTATCTATTAACGAAGGAAGACCATCAAAATCTTCGTCCTGTTCTTCAGCTTGTTCTGCTGCATCTTCGTATCTACCTTGGGCTTCTTCTTCAACTTCTGTAGTCCACTCACGGCTTGTGTAGCGTTCCCACTCTCTAATTAAACCTTCTCTAAATACTGGATCAGTTTCTCTAACAATAGCTTCTCTAATTTGATCCTCTACAATGTCTTGATCGTTTACTGCTTCTAGTTCTTCTAATACATTTGCTTCGTCTTCACCTACTTCTTCAGTTTCTGTTTCAAAACCACCTTCTGCAGGAACAGTATTAGCTAACTCAGAGTCTGTATCTTCTACTGTGTTTTCTGCGGCAATGTCTACTGCTTCTGCTTCTGCTTCTGCTTCTGCTTCTGCTTCTACTTCTGCTTCTGTTGCTTCTGTTGCTTCTGTTGCTTCTGCTTCTGCTTCTGTTGCTTCTGTTTGTTCAGCGGGGTCTCCTTCTATTTCAGGAGCAGCTTCAGCACCTCCACCGCCTTCGCTTTGTTCTTGGTTTTGTTGTTGTGTTTCTTCTATCATTGACACATAATCAGCAATAGTTACTGACAAAGATTCTTGCCCGTTATCTCCTGATCCCCAGTTTATATCTGGGTATTCTTCTTCAAACTCACTAGAATTTTCTTCTATTCTGTCAATTAATTCACTAGCTTCAGCCGCTAGATTAACTATTAAAGCAGGGTTATTTAGTATTGAGTTAGTTGTTTCTAGTCCTTGAGTAAGCCTGTTGTAAGCTTCCATAGCAGCTTGACCGGCATTTGAGTTTTCTCCATATTCTTGCGCTAATTCTAAGTAGCGTTCAGCTTGTTCTTCTACGTTAGTTAAAATGCCGGTATCAGTTAACATTTTAAGAAACTGCTCAGTAAGACCTGCAGTTGCTGCTGAAACTAAAGCATCTTCTAAATTTATTTCACCTGTAACAATATAGTTAGTAAGAAGACTAGACACTCCCGCGCTTGCAGAAGAAGCTCCCACAGTACCTAAAAGCTGTCCAAGAGCTTGATTGAGTCCTACGCCTAAAGTCGCGCCGAATCCTATAGCCATAGCTACTTTTACGTAATCAGACAGCCCTGCGTGATCTACTTCTTCAGTCTTAACATACGCCGAACCATTCCAACGAAACGTATCGCCTGTGTTGCTATAAACTGTATCGCTTATGCCGTACTTAGCTAGCAGTGCTTGGTTAGCTTCTGAGTTAACCCAGTTATTATACGCGGCAGATTGGTTTTGCGTACGTTGACCGTAAAGCTCTTCATATGTTAAGTTGGCATCATCACCGTACTGAGTCAAATCCTCTCCTTCAAGGATCATTAAATCGTCTTCGGACAAGCTACCAGTGTACTCGTCCCAGTTACCTACGTCGTAATCACCAGCCTGTATAAGCTGTTCACGCTCAGTCATATAGGCAAGGTAGTTGTCAAACGTACCAAAGACTTCAGGTAGTCTGTTTACAGTATCACCTTCAAAGTACGCGCGTAGCTCTGCCTCAGTTAACTGTTCAGCTTCTCTACTACCGTATAAAGAGGTTGGACTAGCGTCTCCACGCTCTGCTCCTCTAAAAAACGTAAACGTCATTTCAGAAGGCGTCTCTACTGGCTCGTCACCTTTAACGTCCCGCATAGGCTTAATGCCGCCTGTTTCTAAAGTTGGGACAGGTGGGGCCGGTAGTGGTACTGATGGTGTTGGAGCCGTTGGCACACTCTTAGGAGGACCACCAAAAAGACCACCATTTGGGTCAAAAGGACCAGAGTCTCCCGGTGTTTGCCTAGGTGTTATTACAGGTACTGTTTGTTTTACCGGAGCGCGTGTAGGAACTGCCTTAGTTGGTGCCTTAGTTGGTGCCTTAGTTGGTGCCTTAGTTGGTGCCTTAGTTGGCATAGCAGGTTTGGTCAACATCCCTTCAGCCCTTTTAGGACTTACAGGCATATACCCAACAGGAGTAAACTCAACAAGTTGCCCGTTTATTTCTAAAATGTCACCGTATCTTGGAGCCGCCATATTACTTCTTCCAGTTAGCTAAACCACGTAGCCCAAACGAAGCCGCAACAGCAGCACCCAAGAAACCCTTGTACCACTCAGGCATAGAATCTAATGCTTCAAAGCCGGACATTACTACAGGAACCATGCTAGGAAAGAACGCAAGAATACAAGGTACTGAAAACAAAATTGTAAACCACTCGTCTTTCCATGAGTTAGCCGCATTGTTCGCATGTATGTTTTCCCAGTTAGCGTCCTGCTGTATAGCTACCATCTTACGCTCATGGACAGCCTTCTTCTCTTCTGACTTGCGCTGAAGATGTCCACCAACAAGGTTAACAATAGGTCCAATAAGCTGTTGTATCATTCTGTATCCTGATCCCAAAGAGCTTCGATAGTTCCAATACGAATTGTTAACTCGTGAACCTCTTCTTCTATCTGACGTAAACCAACAACATCAATCTGAATACTTTCAATCATCATGTCTTGTCGAGCGTCGTCAGGTAAAGACCCAAGCTCTCCACGAGGCCATAGAATACGAAACTCAGTGTTACGCTCTATTTCTAGTTGTGACTTGTCAAAAGAATGCTCAATAGTATTAAGACGCTCTTGAATACCGAAGTAAGCCATAGTGGCAATAGACGTAGCCGCAACCATAGCAATCAAGTTACGAATAGGTATAGTCACATTTGTTGACTCATTAATATCCATAGCTACCTAGCAAACTCTAAGATAGCAACAGCAACAACTATGATTACGGAGATAGACGCAAACCCACCCTGCATCATCTTCTCCAGCCTATCAAAGCGTCTATTATGTTCATCAAGCTGTAACTGGATCATCTGATACCGTAAGGCACACTCAGCCTCATGCTTGTCTAAACGTGCTAATGCGTCATCTACAGAATTCATACCGACTTCCTTTTATTGGTTTACCAAGGTACGCCGTCAGCAGTGACAGGGTTCTTCTCTGCTTCAATCCTAGCCGCTAGTGACTCTTCAGTAGCGTCCTTGTCTACAGACTCCCATACCCAACCTAAGACATCAGCCTCAGTCAAATCAGCATAGGCAATGTAGTCAGGAGCTGTAGGGTCTGGTGTAAAGCCTACAGTACCGTAAGAGGATGCAGAGTAAGTAACAGCGTCGTCACCCTCGCCTACAGTTTCTGAATCAGTAGCCCGCCAGTGTGCAACGACTACTGCGCCGTCCATGTCTGCTGGTTGAATGTCACGCTCAAGTGTTGCAATAGTCCATGTAGTCATTAGTTAGTCTCCAATTGTGCAACTCTGGCACGTAGTGATTGTATTTCTTTTACAAGCATAGTTACTAGCTTCGAGTAGTCTACGCCCATCATTTCTTCTGAGTCTTCTGGTGTTGATACTGCTTCAGGTGCAACAGTGTTTAACTCCTGTGCAACCATGCCGTACTTCTGGTGTGAACCGTCAGCCTTCCAGTCAAACGAACGTACTTGGATGGCGTCAATGTCGTCAGAAGCAGAAGGTGCGTCTACGATATTGTCCTTGAGGCGTTGGTCTGAAGAGGTGTTGTAGGCTGTGGCTGAAGCAGTACAAGTAATTGTGCCGACAGCGGAACCTCCAACCTCCAAATATAGAGCAGAGCCGCCTGTCGCTGACCACTTAGCAAGATATGCCGTTCCAGTAGGCACTGCTTCAGTAACAACTTTTGCGCCACCAGAAGTACAACCCACCAACAGGTTGCCTGATGAGTCTATACGCATGCGTTCTTGGTTAGCCGAACTAAACGACATGTAGTTAGCCGCAGAATTTCCTGTGATGTATTGGTCTTCATCTCCAGAAAGAACAACTTTAAGGTCTGCCCCTCCTACAGAAGAAATATTACCGACTGTGGTGTTGTCTTTTCTGAAATCTACGATAGAACCATCAGAGGATGTTCTGTTTAAAAATAATGCCACACCACCAGAACGTGTTATTGCTGAATTACCGTTAGGCAACCATTGAACACCTGTATCTGCAACCGAAGTCCCAGTCTTCCCCACAAGCAAGTTGCCAGAACTATCTATCCTTGCTCTTTCGTTACCAGCAGTACCAAATCTTAAGTAATAGTTGTTGTCTGAATGAACGTAATAATTAGTACCGCCACCAAAATAAACATAATTACCTACGTTAGAATTGCCTGACAGGTAAAGGTCTTTAAATGCGTTACCGCTTTGACCTAAATCAACGGTGTTGTTATTAATAGCACCTTGAGTTGTAGGCAATACAGACTGAGTTGCAAAAGTAAGACCTGCGTGGCTAGTTTCTTGTCCCGATATATATAAGTTGTTACCGCCAGAAACACCAATACTACCGACTGTGGTGCCGTCTTTGCGGAAGTCCATTAGTGTGCCATCATTTGTAAGACGACTAACGACTAATGCTTTTTCAGCACTCCGTGTAAAATAACCTACATCATATTGACCGTTTAATTCTATACCTGCTGTTGCGCCAAGGTCAGAGCTGGTCTTCCCAACCAGCAAGTTGCCGCTGGAGTCGATGCGCATGCGTTCAGAACCTGCGGCATTAGAGTAAATGTAAAAATCGTTACTAGAATTACCTATTGCAAACTTTGGAGTCCCAGAATCGGCTAGTACTACTTCCCCACCAATCGTTACACCAGCATTAAACGTAGCCGCACCTGCATTGGACATATCAAGGGTGAGGGCTGTAATGGTACTGCCGCCATCGTTTCCTCTAAAGACAATGTCGTCATCTGCTTGAATGGTTTGAAACCCAAATATAGCGGCTTCTGTAAATATTTCTCCCTTTATGGTTCCATTTCTTTCAAAGTCAATTAATCCACCATTACTTGAAGAGCCTAGTGTAAGCGTGGTATAGCCAGAGTAGGTGTTAGGGGTCGCACCTATACCTACGTCAGAATTAAACGTAGCCGCACCTGCCGCTGACATATCAAGGGTAAGGGCTGTGATGGTTGAGCCACCATCGTTGCCTTTAAATAGAATGTCTCCGTCTGAAATTGCGCTTGAAACAACAAAATTATTAGATGACTTATAGAGGTTAGCAAACCTAGTGCCACCGTCATCAAATTTTACTTCTCCACCATCAACATCGAGGATAATGTTACCTGCAACGTCTAGTGTTAGGTCGCCAGAACTTACATCTATTTCGTTACCATCTATTGTGATGTTGTCTACAGTAATACCACCGTCAGCATCTAAGACACCATTGTTTATTGAAACTCCACTAGAATTTGCAAGTAACTTTCGTGAACCACCAACTACTAAACCAATATTGTCATCAGCAGGAAAATAAATACCAGAGTTTGAATCACCTGCATTAGTTATACTTGGAGCAGAAGTAGACCCATCAGATACTGTGACGGTGCCAGTTACGTCGATGCCTGTGGAGGTTGTGGCTAGTTTTAAACTGTTGTCGTAATAAAGACTAACTGCACCATCAATTGCAAAGTTTGCAAGGTTTTCCGTAGACCCTTTTTGGAAATTGAATCCAGAACCGTTTGTAATGAACTTTAAATCACCTGTGCCAGCGTCTTCAATTTTACTATGGCTACCATCATGGTAAATCTGTAGGTCAGAGCCAGCACCGAAGACAGCCTTACGGTTATCAGCAAAGGTTACGTCTACGCCGGGGTTAGTACCTACTTCGATAACAGTACCACCAGAGTCCTCTGTGTACAGACGCTTGTTAGTCAGATCTAATGCGGGTTCACCTTGAACAAGATCACCACCCGCAGGAGCGCCAGAGCCGTTCTTAAGTTTAATCGTGGTCATTAATAAGTTCCCCCGTCAATTGTTGACAGTGTAGTAGTAATAGAAGTTGTCCCTGAGCCTGTAACTGCTCCAGACAGCGTAATCGTTTGGTTGCCCGTAAGATACCCTGCACTAGCATGATTACCCCAGCCGTGTGCTGTGTCAGCCTTAGCGCCTTGTGCCGCA